CACCCGGAACGTCTGCCAACTCGTGAAGGATCTTCGTATCCAACTGAAGAGCCGCATCCTGACCGTTTACGGTCGTAGCTTGCTCCAGATGATTGAAGAGCTCCGTTGCTGTTAGCAGATCCGAGATGCCGATAACTTGTCCCACTTGGGCGAGCGTACAATTAACGTACTCAAGCGTAAGCTCCTTGTAATCTCCCTTGACCCAAAGTGCGCCGCCAACCGGGCCATCACCTTCAGTGAGCGACTTAATGTCCGTTGTATTCGGCTCCACATAACGGAAAAACCTAACTGAGCTTTTCCCCGCCTTTTCTGGTAACGCCTGCCGCTTGGCAAACTGATCCAGAACTAGATTCTGCGTAATCTGATGCAGAAGTTGTTTGCTAAAATAAATCTGTAGTGAGTTGGTAATGCCAACACTACTGGTGTCCGTAATTCCCGCCATAATATTCTATCTTTTCCTTAATTTAGTTTGTGAGCACCAAGCCCCGCTGATCCGCATCCTTCACCATCTTGAGCAGTTCATTACGCTGCTTGTCTGATGCCAGACTATCGAAAGATTCAACTCTTCCCGATTGATCAACGGTGCTCCCGTTCAGTTGTGTTTTCTCATTCAACTCCTTTATCTCCTTGTGGAGCTTGGAGTTTTCCGTTTCCAATTCGTCCACTCGGTTCGCCTTAATAAACGCCTTTGCAGCTTCCACTGCATCGTTGATGCCTTCCGGGTAGGTTGCCAAAATCTTCTTTCTATCCAGCAGTTCAGAAACGTATTTGTAGAGCTCGGAGTCTTGACTCTTCAGATCCGGATTATCCTTCACGCTCTGACTCAAGTTGGCCTCCCACTGTTCCATTACTGTCCTCCGTGCTGTGAGGACTTTCTGCTGCTCGATAGTTTCCCGTGCTGTCTGAGCCTTCGCGAGTGCCGCATCTGCCAGATCCTTTTCACCTTCATCCCGGTATTCCTGAGCTATCTGCTCATAGTCTTCCGGGGTGAATTGTGCCGCATCTGTCTGTTGCTGGATCTTGCTGAACGCATCGGTTTTCTGGGCTTCAAACTCGGCTTTCTGTTTCTCCAGATCCGCCTTTTCAGCTTTAACCCTATCCTTCTCTGCGTTTGCCTCTTTCCAGCTCTTGTTGGCCCTCTCTTGGCTCTTCTTTGCTCGGCTATACTTCGACTTTGGTTTTTCCTCGGTAGACTCCTCGGCATCCTTTACGGGCTCCTTAGTGTCCTCCTTGGGGCTGTCTTTAACCGTATCAATCTGCTGTTGTGGCTCCTCCGCTGCGTTGTCGGGGGGGGTGCTCGCAGTATCAGTTGCGGGGGATTCACCGTCTAGGACGGCAATCTGCCCAAGTAGCTCTTCGCGACTGATTTCTACCTCGCCAGCTCGAACTGTTCCGGTTTCAGACATAAATTAGTTTCTTCTGGGGCCGGTCATCCACTCCAAATCGTCGGTGGCCCCGTTGGCTTCCGGAACTCTTTCCGGTTGCCTGACCATCAGCCCGTCGATTGAAGCAAGTGCTCCCTTAAACCCAGCGGCCCAACCGGCTTCATAGGCCAGATTACTTCCGCCGGATGAGATTAGTTTCTCCATCTGGTGCAAGTGCAAACTCAAAAGGGAACTATTTAGTTTCCGACCCGTTGAGGAGCTGAAGAAAACACGGAGTGCTTCCGTATCTGCATCAACCCATTCCGGCGGGTTGGGGTATCCGTTGCTCCGGTTGAACGCTCGCAACGTTCGCCATTTCTGTAGGATTCGCCTCACCATTTGATTCTGCTGCTTGCTCGTTGGCTGCCTGAGCCGCCTGTTCAAAGAAGGCGTTTAGATCCTTCTCGATTGCCGTGCCGGCCTTTGGATCCTTCTCCTTCAACTGCGTAACGTGCTGGGCCAAATGCTGCTGGAGCATTTGCCCCTCCACTGGCTGGGGAGCTGCCCCTTCGCCGGCTCGCATCTCGATGTATTTCATCACCGTCTCGATGTGAACCAGATCATCATCCGCCGGCTTAACAACCGCCGGGAAGCCCAGCCTTAAAATTGTGATCTCATCAGCTTGATCCTCAGCTTGACCGGATGCCGCTATATCCGGCTCTTGGAACAATCGCTTGACCAGTGTGGCATCGTCCGCCTCCAGCACGCTCTTGCGTAACTGGGCTTGATTGATAAAGGCATCACCATTGAACATCTCCAGCCTCATCGCGGCTTTCTGGAATAGGTACTGCTTGTTTACACCGTCAGCGGATCCGCTCGGCATAATCGAGTAATCTTGACCAAGAGCCGCTTGAGGGATCTGCTGTGCAGTGTCCAGATACCAATAATTTAGATCTGTCTTGTCGTACTGCTGTAACAGGCTCCAGCTCATCCGGTACAGTTTGCCCAGCCCAATCCTAAAGATTCGCATACGCAGATCTGTGCTCTGCTCGTATAGGCTGCTGACTGCTTGCACCTCTGTTGCCGTCCTTCTTTCCGGATAAGCGAGCGTCTGGCTTAGGCCAAAGTCGGGGGTGCTGATCCTTTGCTGGGCTATCTCCCGCATCAGATTCATCTGTGTATCGAAACTGATAGGGGGGGCTTGCTGTGGAACCGGCTGAATGTCGTAGGGTAAAATCTGCCCCGGCGTGATCCTCAAGTTGCCGGCATTCGGGATCTCCCGCGCTGTGCGGTACAGAGGCCGATTGTATAGGGTCATACAATCATTCTTTTCATTAAGCAATTTGCATAATTCTGACTCAAATATAGCCACTTGCTCAACTACTCCCCGGCTTGAGTAATAACCCGGATCCTTCACCTCATACGGGAAGGCCACAAAAGGGGGGTTGCCGTGATTGTAGGGGATTTTCATCACCGGCCTCAGATCCAGATCCGGCTGGGTGGGGCTGAAGGTGCAGATCCTCCACTCGCCACTCTCCTCTTCCCGGTAGTAAACCTCCCAGACTATGATCTTCCCCTTGCTGTCAAAGGTGAGCCCTTCCCTCTCATATTTAATCTCCCTCGTTGCAAGATCACCAGCGTCCTCGTCCAGTGTGCCAACGATCTGCTCCAGCACTTCCGGGTCTTGGTTTAGCGTCTTGTTCCTCCGGTACGCCTCCACCGAGTAGGTGCTGATCTGGCATATCCGGTCTGCCGTCTCCAGATTTCTGGTGTACGGCGGAACAACAAAATGCTGAGGATCCACTGCGTAATAATCGAGCTGCTTCTTGGCGTGATTCCAGATCACCTTGAGGATTCCCGTGCCACTCACCAGTGTGCCGTCTATCACACTGAGCACCTCTATCTCCAGATTGCTCCTCTGCTTCACCCTATGATCAAACCACTGCGCCGCTGCACTGGTCAACTCTGCCACCTGTGGGCCGCTTGGAATAAAGCTGGCAATGAGATCAGTGGCAAAGAGCTGCTGAAAGTAGTGGGGTTTTAGCTTCTCAATAATTGAGTCACTGAGCGGAAAGTGCGCGTCTGATGCGGTTGGCCACGGCTTGCTCTTTCGACGCAGACCGTGATGCCGCATTTCATAAAACATCCGCTGCCGGGTGTCCCAGAGACTCCGCTCCTCCAGATCTTGCAGTACGTCAGCACTTAACCGCTCTCTGCTGTGCATTTTTATCGGCTGGGCCTATAGAAAAAGCCGCCTCCCCAGAAGGGAGACGGCTACACAGATATGTGCAACTGCTAAAAGGAACTATCTAAGTCCCGGTTACAGCCGCAAAGCCGGAGGCTGACCGGAGCTCCGGGGATCCGCAACAGTGTTGAGCCACAATCCTCTCCACTTTCTCCCTTAGATCGAACAATGATCCGTTATTACTGAGCCGATAATCAAATCCTTCAAAGCTGTCCAGTAGGTTCTCGGAGCTGTGAGCATCCTCTAGGCCCGTTTCCCTCTCCACCCGGATCATTATGCCGCCGGCCTTCTTTACCAGCTCAGCCTCGTTGGGATACCTCACATCGGTAATCACCAGCACCTCCTTGCCGGTTATTGTTTTCATCTTGTCCAGCATCTTGTCCAGCCAATAGTTCTCCCCCTTGTAGTGCCTCCTAAAGTCTGCCCCCCACCACTGGAGCATCGGCCTAAAACGCTCCTTATGCTCCTCTATATGATCCAAATCCACCCCGGTAACGCCGGCAACCTCCTCCTTTATCTGGTCACCAAAGGCTGCCCGGAGGGGGTAGATCCCATCACCTTGTTTCAACATCCTTATCAGCTCGTAAACTGTATCCTTGCCGCTCCGTTTCTTGCCGGAGATGCCGATAATCACTCGCTGCCCCCTCTCTCAAGCGCATATTCCAGATCTATGATCACGCCAAGTGCGTCCTCTACAAACTTCTTCCCGCTGGGGGAGCTTCCGGCTGCATCACTAAAGCCTTGGGGGTTCCCGTTAATCAGTATCCTCGTGTTGTCCAGCCTTACCGGGGTCTTGCATCCAACGCTTGAGACGCTCACGCTTAGAAGTGCGCCGATCAACAGCCTCCTTCTCCAAGTTAGTTTTTTCGACTTTCTTTGCATAACCAAAAGCTGCCTTTATGATCTCCAATATCGCTCTAATTATCCCAATCATTCCAAACTGATCCCCATCTGGTTACGGATGTTATTCTCCCCGGAAAGTTCCAGCAAGCCCTCACTGAATATATCCTCCAACGTGGCGGCTGCTGGGCCTTCATCATACAAATGCCGGCTGCTGTAACTCACCGCCATAACAAACGCATCCGCTCTGTCCGGGCTGCTGAAACCTCTCGCCCTACACTCCGCCTTACTCTCCAGATTCAACTTGCCCGTCTTGGTCGTTGTCACCCTTCTGTTGGTAAGCTGTGCGTGCAGTATCTCATCATCCGGCACAATCACATCAGCCTTCTCAATCTGTCTGGCTGCCGTAAACCACATCTCCGCACTGCGATTGGCAAACCTATCCGGTTCGTGCGCCCGACTTCCAAAGTTGATCAAATGCAAAGGCCAACCCATCTCCTCCAACTGCTGCGCCATAGGCAACCCCAAGCCTCCGGCATCACAGAAGATCTGTTGCGGCTTCAGGCCGGCTCTTTCAAACTCCAATGCAAAACGGCCACAGCCGGCCATCGTGTTCTTGTCGCGCCAACTGATCAGCTTCGTGATGCGGTTGCCGTCCCGTATGCAAAGCACATTCTCATCCGAACCGGCTGCAAAATCACAAGCCGCCACCACTTCACCCTTCTCAATTCGAGGGGGGTTCTCCAGACAGTGCATCAAGCTTTCCCAAGGAATCACGGTGCTCTCCCCGCTTTCCTCCATAAACTCCGCCCGGATCATCGAGGCTATCAACGGATGTGATGCCCCCCACTTGTCTATCTGCTGATCCACCCAGCCACCGGGAGAGCTGTCTATGTGGGGGCATTCGTAAGCCGTCACCGTGTGCAGCTCCCAATGCTCTTGTTCCTTACTGAAACACTTATAAAACTGGCCCTTACAGCCACCGGGAGAGCTCATCACCAAAACCCTATTCGGCTGGCATCTCTCCAAGGCCATAAAGATCTCATCCTTCACCGTCTTGGCCTCATCAATAATCATCAACAGATTATCAGCGTGCCACCCCTCAAACTTACCGGGATCGTCTGTGCTGAATCCAATGATCCGGCTGCCGTTTGGTGTGCT